CAATACTGGGTGCGCAGGACGCCAAGTGATTATGTACCAACAGCGACATCAATATCTACCGGGTTTGGTGACTTTGAATTAAGGCCGGACACGTTCAACGGGGTGCAGATGCAACAATCGGACTTTATGAACGAGTTGTACCCGTCTGCCCACCGGATACACTCCTGCTCATACAGGTCAATGCGCCCAATCTATGAGTTTGATGAAAGGACAGGGAAGCACAAGAGAACAGGGTACGAGGATGTTGAGCGCGTGGATGTTGGGCTGAACGAGGCTACGGTAAGACACAAGGTGACGACTGTTGCCGGTAACGAAATGTGGTTCCAGCCGGAAGGGACAGACCCAGGTAATGAGGATCGTGTCGCTGCGATTAAGAGCCAGTGGGTGATGGCTGGTATGCGTTCGGCATTTATTTCGATGTGTCGGGCACTATTCGCCACTGCTGACGCCGCAGTATATCTATATCTTGACGGTAAAACAATCCGGTATAAGGTATTCTCGTTCGAGAATGGCGACTCATTTAATATGGTGAAGGATGACCGCAACGAAGATGTTTTTGTGCGAAGGGTCAACTATAACGGAGTAGACACGATTGAGATTTACGACAGCAAGAATGTTTCGATGTGGGTGTCTAGCAAAAATGACACCCTGATGCAAAAAGTAATTGGGCGTGTCCGTGGGAGCATTATTGAGACATCAACTGACGGATATAAATGCATAGAGCGTAAGCCGCACGGGATGGGTCGATGCCCAGTAGTCTACTTTAGGGCTAAGGATGTTGTCTGGGGCAATGGTCAAAAAACGATTGAACGCATCGAGAGGCTCTTGTCCGACTTAGCCGAGAACAACAAGTACTACGCTTATCAAATCATGTTTACGACCGGGGGTGTTATCTCGCTTCCGCCTGCGCATCAGATGGGCAAGGTTATCTCGTCACCTGACCCACAAGGTAAAGCGGAGATACTTCAACCGGCAGACGCAAGCAATACGTTCACGATTGACCTTGAGAAAAATCTTGATCTTCTTTGCGAGGCCCTGGCGTTGGTGATTATTAATCCGAAAGACCTTAAAGCCGGGGAAAATACCGGAGCATTCATAAAGAACTTGTACTGGCGCGAGGTGCAGTGGGCTGAAACATTGCTGGCGGAGATAAGACCACAGACGCAGCAGCTTCTCGACCTGTTTAAGATATGCGTCGGAAAGGCGGAGGATGATAGAAAAATAGCTGACGCAAAGCTTTCGTGGGGTATTATCCCGTGCGTGCCCAAAAATGAAACCGAGGAGATACAAAACATTTGCATGGCAAAGAACGCCGGAGTCACTAGCGTTGAAACAGCATCCGGCGAAATACCGTTTAACAACCCTCGAGAATACGAAAAAATACAATCAGAGACCGAGCAGAAGATTGAGTCTGAAAAGGCACAAAAGATGCTTGACGCAGAGCTGGCCGCAAGAGCCACGCCAGTACAGCCTGGATCTGACGGTGAGGGCGCAAATAATCAAGGAAAATAGATATACATCATGAACCACCAAACTAATCCTAATCAGGGCAACATCGCTGTATTTATTTTCAATTATAATGTCAACGGAAACGCACAGCGGCTTAAATCTCTTTTTGGCGCATACTTTCCGACGTACATTTTCGATTCCGGCTCAAACCCGCCCTGTCCTGATGCGATTCATTACGACAATATCTATTATGGCGGAATGTTTAATGAAGCCATCAAGAAGAGCCGCAACTATCGCTGGTGTTGCGTTATAACGTCCGACGTGATGATTGATGACCAATTCGCGACACTATTGCCTCAAAAGATGATTGAGGCGTCGCATAACGCAGAGATAGGCTGCTATCAGCCATCCTGCCATCCGACTGGTCGGTCGCATCAATATGGATACAACAAGTCGACGGGGAAAATTCGGGAGGTTCCGTATTTTGAAGGGTGGTTCCAAATGTTTCGGACATCTCTCGGCTTTTCCCTCGACTTGTCTTTGAATAGGATTGGCTGGGGAACAGATCTGTATCTATGTAAGCGTGCGCGCGATCGAAAACTAAAGAATGTGGTTGATGACAGAATCGTGGTGTACCACCCAAAAGACACTGGTTTCTCAAACAGCGAGGCGAACGAGCAGATGCAGGCTTGGGCCGCAACGATACCTGATTTTGATAATCAGATAAAGATTGGAGTCGGAATAATTTGCTATGAGGGCACGGAGCATCTACGGAGCCTGATTGCCGAACTAAGGCCGCACGTCGACCATATAGCGCTACTCTGGTGTGACGAGAGCTATACCGGCGAACTGGCCCATGACGCGGACAGGGACGAGGTGTACAGCCTGTTCTCAGAAAAACTGGTTGATGATATAGTCGAGTTTCTACGCCTCGACTATGTTCCACCACGCGAGCAAGAAACAATTCGGCGCAACCAGGGCTTATCCTATTTTCAGCAGAAGGGGATTGACTATGCGCTCATCATGGATTCAGACGAGTTTTATCACGCTGGTCAATTTGTCGAGGCTAAAGAGATTGTCCGCAGATGGCTACCTGGTTGCACGTATGCTCAGTACAAAAACTATTACAAGGACAAGCGATGCATGCTCAATGATGACCTTTTTGGACGGCCGAGAGTTGTGCCGTTCTTGGTGTCTACGGCTCATCGTTTCCAGTTCAATATACCGATTGCCGCACCGTCAGACCCAACCAGGCGAATGCGGACAGATTGCGACATGTATCTTCATCCTGACATGATTACAATGCACCACTGGTCTTGGATCCGAAACGACATCAGGCGCAAGATTATGTCATGGTCCGCTGGCGACATGTTTACCAAATCGGAGCTGGAGGAGATGATCGACTATTACCAGAAATTCGATGAGCGCCAGACATACGTTAGGATACCACACAAGATGATGAAAAATAAAATTGAGGTGAAATGGGTAACAGCTGATACGAAATAACTTAGCACCGCCATATAAATATGGTAGTTTCGAGGCGCGAGCAATATAAATTTGTTTCGCGCCTTACTTTTTTTTTTGAAAAATGCTTGCATATATCAAAATTAAGCCGTATTTTTGTATTCAGTGTTTTTCATGGTATTAGTGTAGCGGGGAAGTAAAATCGTGAGATTGGAGCCTTCCCAAAATGCCAAAGTAGCTCAGTTGATAGAGCAGCCGCCTTGTAAGCGGCGGGTCGCAGGTTTGATTCCTGCTTTTGGCTCAATGGGCGCGTAGGAACAGCGCGACGTAAGTCCCAAGCCGAAAGCCGCTAAGGGTCGCATCGTAAGGCGAATAGTTGTCGGATACCTAACTAAAATAACCGTCAAATGGGCTTATAGTTTAACGGGTTAAAATACCTGACTCATAATCAGGCGTTCCTGGTTCAATCCCAGGCGAGCCCACTATATGCTGGAGTAGCTCAGTTGATTAGAGCATCCGTCTGATACGCGGATGGTCGGTGGTTTAAGTCCATCCTTCAGCACGACGTGCCGAGTCAAGCCTCTTGCGAAAGCAACGTAACTCGCCCGAATAGCCAGGCCCAGCCGATGCCCGGCGACGCTTCGGGAAACATAGCGGGGTGATGGCAGTGGTAGCCAGCAAGGTTCATATCCTTGAAGTCGTGGGTTCGAATCCCATCTCCGCTTCAGAAGGCCGTTAGTTTAAACAGAACCTCGCCATCTTGGGCGGGAGATGCGCACGGCCTTTAACCAAATAGAAGCAAACAAGATGGGTTTAAACGTTTACTTAAACAGGAGCAGGTATGTAAGCTACGACAAGGGCCAAACCTATACCGAGGATAATGAAGAGCTGTATTCGTCAAACATCACCCACAATCTTGGAAAAATGGCCGACGAGGCTGGCATCTACTATGCCCTTTGGCGGCCAGAGGAGATCGGAAAAACGAAGGCCGGAGACATAGTTGAGCTGCTCGAAGCCGGAATAGCTGACCTGAAGGCAAGGCCCGATTATTTTAAGCAATTTAATTCACCGAATGGATGGGGGACGTACGAGCATTTTGTTCCGTTTGTAGAGAAGTACTTAGAGGCGTGCAAGTCTCACCCTGATTCAATCATAGAGGTATCAAGATAATTTTTTCATGTTTTCCATAGCTTTGTTTTTCTCGGGCCGTGCGTGATGCATAGCCCGGTTTTTTTTTGTTACCCCCACTTTGTATATAGGCCGGCAAAATCGGCGGCTGTATATTTCTTGGCCTCCTGCTTTCTGGCGCGCATATCAAGATAGAATATCATGCCCATATGGAAGCAATCCAGGTCATCTGGTGACTCTCCGTGCGAGCTCTTATACTCCTGCTTTGACACGAAGTAATACTTTCCGTTTGGCTTTTGCATGCGCTTCATACATGAGATTATTTGCGACTCAAGGATGTCGTATATCGACGATGTTCTACTCCCTGCCTTCCCGTGCTCAAATTGGGTAGCCGGGTCTATTGCTATACTTACGCCTTGTGATACTATCATGGCGCAAAGCTTCCCCATGAGCTGATCTCGAAGCAAGACATACTCCTCGAACTTTACCTCATTGCCAGCCGCATCATATTCTCTTACCGGCCGAGTGTTCATCACAAGCCCGCGCACGCCTCGTACATAGTCATCAAGGTAATTACCGCCACCAGTCGCATCGACAGCTATGTCCTCAACGTTGACGCCATACTTATTTTGCATGCTTCTAACCCATGCTGATTTCTGCTGCGCGTCGCTTGTGTAAGTTGTTTCGATATTGATAACCTGATTACCTTTCCAGACCCAGCAGCGAGACGCGTCCCCGCCATCGCCAACGTCTATCGACAAGCGCATGGTCTTGTCTCCGTCCCAGGGATTCGTGAATAGATCTCGAACCTGGCGCTTTGTAACCATAGCTGTGCCCTCTTCAGACTCGCCCCAATACCCATACATCAGCTTCATGCGCTCTGCTTCGCCGAGCTGATACAAATTCGCCACATTCCCGCCCTGCGTATTATGTGTTAATATCCTGTTATCCATCAGGTTTCCTGGTATGAACGTAAAAGACTTAACTAAGTGCTCTGGGGTGACGCCGGATGCAACCATCTCGGGCGTGACAGTAATCCCAGCCAGTCGGACAACTTCTTCGGGCGAGTTGCCCCAGGTAATATCCTCGACGCTCTCTCCGTTGATTGAGAAATACCTCTTGACACCAATCCTTTCAGGTATGACAAAATGATCCTCGCCGATATACCAATCGAGCATCCGTCGCGACCAGTGCCAGCCATTCGCATTCAGTGTGCATATCATCTTTGGTCGCATACCCGAATTGTCGCGGTTACGAGAGAACCAGTACTTCCATATCTTGAATGTAAAGTTTGTGAGCTCATCAATGGCTATGTATGAAGCCTGCTTATTCTTAGCCTTCTCCTGCGCCTCTCTCTCCTGACTTTCATTCTGTAAATTCAAGTGGGTTAGCTGGATTGCGCTTTGCCACATAGGAAAATCAAATGTTGGCGAGTCTGATGATGTATAAACGCAGCCAGGCATATCCTGATATAACCGCTTCGCATCAGCCAGCATACCACCGGCCGCCTTTGTTTCGACAAGTTCCTTCTTTAACAGCACAGCAGAATACCCATTATTTCCGAGTCCGCGCATAGCTAACATCAAGATAATGAACGTTTTACCCGCCGAAGCTGAGCCTCCGCTGAATATCACATCAGCGTCACACGTGCTAAGAATTTCCTGAAATCCAGGCTGCGGAATATAGTCAACGTGATCGCGGAGCATAACTCCGTCTATTTTTACCCAGCCTTTTTCTTTGACTGTAGGGAGCTTTCGCTCAACCTTTGGATACAATGGCGGTTTCTCCGCCGCATTTTTTTTGACTCGTATCATGGTCTATGATAATTGTTATCACAAATATAAGGACAAAATTTGGTGAATGCATATTTATGTCCTATTTTTGGGGTTAAATATGTGGTCTGAAATAATCAGACCTAATTTACAAACCAATAGAAACCCTATGAAATTTACGAATGAACAATTACGAGAAAAAATCGTAGCCGACCTTGGAGGTTCCAGGAAGCTCAGTGATAGGAGTATCAATGAGATGTTAGACGCAATGATGAAGTTTGCAGGAGAAGAAACAGAGCTCGAAGCGTTCTTCAATCAAGTAAAACCCGCTTTCGTAACAGCAAACGGAAACTTGATTAAGGAACAATCCGATTTCGTAAAAGACTGGAATGAAAAACATCCCGGACAACAAACCCAGCAAACCCAGCAAACACAACAAACTCAACAGCAGTTTGCCCAACAAGGCTTGACGGCTGAAGATGTGGCTGCAATCGTGCAAAAATCACTGCAACCCTTTGCCGAAACATTTGGCAAATTCCAAGCGGAAAAAACCACCGAGCGATTGTTTAACGAAGCAAAAACTAAATTTTTGGCTGACTACAAGCCGAACGAAGAAAACGAGCGGATCAAGGCGATATTGGATAGGACGTTTAAAACTGTCAAACAGGCAGTAAAATCCGATTCTGATGTGACACTTTTGGTATCGTCGATGAAGGCAGAATTTGAAGACCTTGCCCAGGTGACGGGAATCAGTACGCCATACATACCGGTTGATGCTGGTGGTGGAAGCGCCGGCTCTGAGGGCACGCCAGAATTCTACAAGAATCAACGCGAATCGCTTAAAAACGAAGGATTTATCAGGGATACCCCCGGAGTAACCAAGTAGTATGTTTTTTTACTAACTCTATTTATTAACAAAACCCAAACCCAAAATGAACGAAAATTATCATTATGGAACTTATGGTTCTGGGTCGAAGTCTTACGGAGGCACTATTCCTGTATGGAAATACATTGCCCCGGAGGGTCTTGAGGAAGCAGGCGGCACCTTTGTGGATGCCGATGGCTCTGTTTCCGAATTTACCGCCGGAACAATCATCCCTGTTGGTACCCCTGTAAGCTTGGCCGAACCGGGTGGCAATCTGTCCATCTTGAAAACATTTGAGGTCGACGCCGACTTTGACTCCTCTACATCTGTAAAGGTTGTGTTGAGGTCCGCCGGCTCAGCATTGCCTCCCGTTGTCGGTGAGTTTTACATGCTCGCCCCTGCTACTGTTGGGACAACCGGAACTGGTTACGAAGTTGAAAATGTATCCGTTGATGCATCTGGTAACTACTCGATCGACATCTCTGTCGGCACCTGGGGTGCTGCATCCGAGGGCGACATCTTTGTTCAATGCGACGCATCTGGCGCCGGGGCAACTATCCTTGTCGTGCCGACTGGCTTGCTGCGCAGGGAAGTCTACATTGCCGACGATGTAACCGCAGCAACCGGTGCGTCTGTGTTTAACGGCACTATTCTTGGAGACCGCATCCCTCCCGTACCGGCCTGCGTGAAAGCCGTATTGCCTCAGATTAAATTTGAAAAAGGATAAGCCATGCATAAGTCAGGATTAAACTACTATGACCTGCTCCAGGCAGCAGGAATTAGACCCGAAAATCTCTCCGCATGGATTGATGGGTATTTTGCGGACAAGTACAATACCGCAATGTGGGACGGATTCTCATTCGACCTGTTCCCTATGATGGACTATTCTTACCAGCAATTCCAAGCCGAATTGAAGGTGAATGTCATGGCGACCTATATCAACCCGGATTCAAAAGTAAAGGCTCGCTCGACTGAAGGCTTTGAAAAACTGACCGGCACAATCCCGACACTTGCCGCAAGGCTGGAAAGGGATGAAAAGGAGGTTCGTGATTTGATGAACGCGCAGATGTTGCAGTCTAACAATGTGGTCAAGCAGGCTATGGCTTTGTTGTATCGCAAGGTTGACGACTTGCTGGGTTCGCACGTGAACTCGATTACCTACCAGGTAAACCAAATGAAGTCTTTGGGTAAGCTGGAATTGCTGGATACAAACAATCCTGGCGGTATTCAAAACGTGGTTTTTGAAGCTCAAATTCCGGCAAGTAATACGACTACCAAGAAAGACAACGAAAAATGGTGGACAAGCGCTGCACACACAACCGAAGGTTCGACCTCTGACCCAATCAAGGACATGAAGGCTGAAATCAGGAAGTTGCGTAACGTTGGGGTCACAAATGTTGTTGCCGAGGTTGAGTATCTGACTTTCCAAGACATCCTGTCTCACAGCAAGGTTTTGACAGCTATCGGTTACAACACCTATATCGGCGCCGCCGGTGATGCCGCCGCCCTTAATATTGGTACGACCCTTGGTGACGA